CGAACGTGCAGGCCGATCTGGAAACAGCATTACAAACCCTGCGTAAATCCTGATACGCTGCACAGGCACCTGCCCGGCGGGTGCCTGTTTTATCCCCGTTGTAATTCCTCTATCTACACCGCCCCTCACACGAAAAAACCGCACGCGCACGCCATGCTTCCAGCATGGACAGAATCGCCGAACTCGAACGCAAACTGGAAAACATCCTGCGCCTGGGCACCGTGGCCGAAGTCGAAGGCACCCGCTGTCGGGTGCAGCTTGGCGCGCTGCTCACCGGCTGGTTGCCGTGGCTCACCCAGCGCGCCGGGAATGACCGCACCTGGTGGCCGGTGTCGGTGGGCGAACAGGTAATGGTGGTCAGCCCCGGCGGTGATCCGGCCTGCGGCATCGTGCTGGCCGGGCTGTACTGCAGCGCCCACCCCACCCCGGAACAAAACCACGACAAGCGCCAGGTGGCGTTTGTTGACGGCACCACCCTCACCTACGACGTGGACGCGCACAGCCTCGCTATCGACATCCCCGAAGCAGGCATGTTGAACATCACCGTGAACGGCCCCGTGACCGTCACCGCCCCGAAGATTGATCTGGGCGAAGGTGCAGCACTGGAACCGTCAGTGCTGGGTGACAAGCTCGCCGCATGGATCACCAGTGAACTGAAGCTCTGGCTGGATACGCACCAGCACATCGGCAATCTGGGTTCGCCTACCAGCGCCCCTGTCGCGCCGTTTCAGCCCGGTACAGGTGCGTCCGGCGGTGCCGTGTATTCCACGAAGAACAGGAATCAGTGATGGCCCTCGTTCCCGCCAATGCCGCCGCCGCCATTCGCGCCGCCTATCAGGACGTGGCCAGCATCGGTGCCGAGGGGTTACCCACCGGCACGCCGGCCATCGGTGACTTCCCGGCAGACTTTGCCGCCGCCTACAACGCCTATGCCAGTGCCGGGGTGGTGCCGGGTGCGGCCAACAGCGGCGGCGATGTCAGCATTCTGGAGGCCGTCCTGAGCAGCGGCGGCAACATCACGCCCGGCATCTTTGCCCAAGCATTCGCCGACTTCTGGGCCACGGTCGCCATTGACCCCGGCACACCCGCCCATGGCGGCACCGCTGTGGTGTCCGTGGTCAACAACGCCGCCGCGCTGGCCGGCACATTTCAAAGCGCCATCACGGCCAGCATGACCAGCACCGAACAAACACCCTGGTACCAGCACTTCATCGCCAACGTGGAAAGCATGGCGGTCAGCGCCATCGTCTGGACGATCACGGAACTGGTGGGATCGCCGCCCTCGCCGGCCAATTTCCCGGAGGGCATCCAATGATGAACGCCGACACGGGCCGGCGCATGTTACGCCGCGAACACATCCGGCAGAGCATCGCCTGCATCCTGTTCACGCCGCTGGGCAGCCGTGTGATGCGTCGGGATTTCGGTTCGGAACTGATGCGCCTGATCGACCAGCCGATGAACGACTACACCATCATGCGCTGCCGCGCCGCGACGGTAACGGCGATTCACCGCTGGGAAGATCGCGTGCGGGTGCGCACGGTGGATTTCATCCGAACCGATAACGGCGTGGTGG